ACCAAGTCTAAGTGGTCGGAAGAGGAACGGACAGCGATTGAGACCGTGCTCAAAGAATACAAGATAGCCTCTTTAAAGGCTCTGTCGTACAAGTTGAAGAGCGAGTATCAGATTGAAATTAGTAGTCAGAGTTTGGCAGCGATACGGAAGACCTTGTGCTAGACGGTAGTTGTTGCGACTGCTGTTGCTGCTGTTGCTGCTGTTTTAGGAAGAGCTTCCACTGCTGCCTTTGTCGCCGTAGCCGTAGCTAGCGCCGCCGCCACCTGCGTCTTCAGAATGGCAATATCGGTCACCTGAGAATCCACCACCTTCCGGAGGTCGGCAATGGTCTGCTGTAGGGCACGCACCTGGTTACCAATAGGATTTGCGCCATTGCTATGCGTCATAGGATAGAGACAGGAGCTCATTTCTGCCGTATCGGATATATTGAGAGAGGCAAGATAAACACGCAACGAAATTTGTGTTCTTCATAACCATATGAAGAACACAAATTGATCGTTGATACAAAATTTGATACCGTACTTAAATCCAGAACAAAGACAGAAGTAGATATGATCATTCCTATTCGCTGTATGAATTGCGGGAATCCTATCGCCAACCTATGGCGATATTATGAGGCCCGCGTCAAAGAAGTAAAGGCTGAGAAAGGGAACACCAATAGTGGCCCCCTCTATATGGACGGCACAACCCCTGTTGACACCCCTGAGGGACAGGTTCTGAATGAACTTAACCTCACTCGCTATTGTTGTCGGAAACACTTCTTAACACATACTGACTTGAATCAGAGGGTGAGATAAATAATATGAGAAAGGAAGAGAGAGCATGCAGTTATTCCTTCCATCCATATTAATATCTATCCTCGCTATTCTGGTTGTGATCCTTTTAATTCCTAAGGTTAGTCCCCTAATTATCGTGATTATTGCGGCTATTCTTCTATATGTGGCAACAACTCAGCACCTGAACATGTTCTGGGATGAATATCGACAGAGTACATGGCAAGAGAGCCTGAAATTGTTCGCACCCGGCATTATGATCGCCGCGGTAGTGATTTTTGTTCTATATGGCATTCTCTCCTTTTTTAGTACGGGGGTAGTTCCGATTCCCTCTTTGCCTTCTATTGAATTGCCGAATGCGAGTACGGCTACGAATCCCGTTACGGCAGCCATCAATACGGCCATGAATACTGTGAATGATATTGCGAATACCGCAGCAAATGCTGTCAATAATTTGGGAAATAATAATGTAAAGCGTAATAATCAAAACAATAATGGAACCCGAAAGATGAACAACAATAATTCGGGTCCCACCCGAAGTTATCTTGCTACCGCATAATAGGGAATGCCAAAAGGGTCGAGAAAGGGGAAGAAACATACACAGACGAAAAAGGCAAGAAAGTCAAATCAAAGTCATGATGGTATAATGACTATACCCGAGTTGAAGCGTGCCTTTGAGCATGTCGAGGAGTTTGTGGAACTTCACCATACGGTTCCCCTGAACAAACTCGTCCCGATGTTCCAGGAGGAATGGAAGAAGACCTTTTACAGGGAAGTAGACAAGGGGTCCGCCAAGGCCTATGTACAGCATGCCTTGAAGCAGTTGGAACATAAACCAAAGAAGGAGCGTCGTCATTATGGCGGCGCGATAGCCTTAACGGGTGCTCCATTAGACTATACACCGCGCCCTGGCCTCTATGTCACACCAGGGGTGGACCAGGGCTCCTATGCGGTGGTTCCGAAGTATGTGGATTCCGGCTTCTGGAATCCCGAGCAGGGACGCGATTATGATCCTGTACCCGGTCAGACGCATTATGTTACACGCACGCCTGAGGGAATGGGGTCCAATGCGGTTCATTTTGGCGGTTCTAGAAATAGAACGCAAAGACAGCAAAGACAGCAAAAACAGCAAAAGGGTGGCGACTTCTTAGGTGATATGTGGGTGGCTGCCAAGCAGGCCATCTTCAATCCCCAGATTGCCATGGTACCTCCTCCGAACCCAATTGATGATGGTATTCGTGCCTTTCGCGGACTTCCCGTGGGTCCCAGTCCCGACGCGAGTCAACGGGGGCCGAATTACATTCTGACCCCGAGAACCCCTTTGATGAGTGGAGCCGTCGTCGGTAATATTAACGCATCACTGGATAAGCATTTTTACACTTGAGCAAATAGAATGGATAGCGTTCTTACTTTAAGCATCATAGTGCCTAAAGTAAGACTCTTTTTATATGTTTAACGGTAGATGGCAACAGGAGATAAAGGAAGGGAATTATCCAAGGGGATTATTGATATATTCTATCGTACGAATGCCTATCCCTATACACAACATCACATTGATTCCTATAATCACTTTATGAGCCAGGATCTCATCAGTATTATTAAATCCAATAACCCCATTCTTATTCTCAAGGATCCCATACCCGATACAGATAAATATACCTATGAGGTGAAAGTCTATGTGGGGGGCCTAGAGGGAACGGATATCTTTGTGGGGACTCCGACTATATCTCTTCATGCCTCAAAAGAGGTCCGTCTTCTGTATCCCAATGAGGCGCGACTTCGTGGGCTCACCTATGAAGCCCTTATCACTGCCAATATTGTAGTCAAAATCAACTACACGGTTCGTATGGGCGATAGATTTGTGACCACCGCCATTGATCCGCCCGAGGATACCTTCCTGAATCTGCCCTTCTTTCGTCTCCCAATCATGCTCCATAGCAAGTACTGTGTTCTGAATGGCAAGCCAAAGGAGTTCCTTCATTTGGCGGGTGAATGTGTTCAGGATCATGGAGGATACTTCGTTGTGGATGGGGCAGAGAAGATACTGATTACCAAACAGGAATCGGCGTTTAATACCCTCTATATTACAAAGAAGGAGAAGGATCCGAGGGATGCCAAAGCGATTCTCTTCGCCTATATCACCTGTCTGTCGGCCAAGACGAGACGTACCAAGCGTATTACCTTTCGTGTCTGGGACGATGGACAAATCCTTGTGGGTCTGCCGATGGTTCAGGCGCCCATTCCCCTCTTCATTGTCTTTCGGGCGCTCGGCTTCCAGTCGGATGAGGAGATTATGCGCCTCTTTTATCCCGATTTTGAGACGGATGAGGCCAAGCTCTTCATGCCGAAATTACGAGATTCTATTGTGGGGGCCTGGCCCTTCTTGAACTCCTATATGGCCATTCAATACATCAAGTACTTTATGAAGGGCCGCACAGAGGCCCACGTGATTGATGTGATTAAGAATCAACTCTTTACGCACATGCCGAATGATGTGTTGAGCCAGGGACTCTTCTTGGCCGACTGTGTGAAGAAATGCCTGCGTGTCACAGAGGGGTATGACACGCCGACGGACCGTGATGACATGCAGAACAATCGGAGTCTCGTGAGTGGATTCTCGATTCAGATGCTCTTCAATAAGGCCTATGATGTCTGGATTCGGGCGGCGAAACTCGCAATTGATAAGGAATGGGAATTTCATTCTTCGGAATATGCGGGGGACAAGTTCCGAAATATCTTCCAGACGAATCAAGGGTCCCTCCTGTTTAATTCGGAAGGCATCAATGATAAGAAAGGAATGAATGATGAGATTCGGGGTGCTTTCAAGGGCAAATGGAGTACAGGAATGGGCGAAGATAATGAGGGTCTTCTCCAGGCCCTCAGTCGGCTCTCCTATTGCGATTTCATCAGTCACTGCCGCCGTGTCATTCTCAACTTTGATACAGGATCCAAATTGGTGGGACCTCGTCGGCTCCACCCGTCCCAGTATGGCTATTTCTGTACCAATGAAACGCCCAGCGGATCCTCTATTGGTATTGCCAAGAACATGAGTATTCTAACGGCCTTTTCTATCAACTGTGTTCCTGATGAGATTGAGACATGGCTCCATAGCAGGGCAAAGGTACTAAAGCCAGTGGAGGTATTGGAGGAGCTGCGTGATCGCTATGTCCCCATATATATTAACGGAGGTCTCTTTGGTTATACGGCCCAGGCGTATCTTGTAACACGTGTGCTAAGGGCCATGAAACGCACGGGATGTATTCCTTATTCGTCCAGTATTATATTCTCAGTCCGAGATCGCCGTGTCAAACTCTATTTTGACGGAGGCAGGCCCCTAAGGCCCCTCATTGCCGTGACAAAAGGTGAACTGCCGATAGAGAAGTTGCGAGGAAAACAGACCTGGCGTCAGCTGGTTCTGGGAACTCTGAAGGCCACAGAAACGGTCGGTCTAGATACGATTCGGTTTACAGATATTTTCAAGGAGCAACAAGACAAGACGCCGCAAGACTATGTGGAGGCCTTGGAGCCCTATATGGGCCCCATTGAGTATGTGGATCCCTATGAACAGAATGAGACCTATATTGCCAACTTTGAGAGCAATATCAAGCCAGAGACGACGCATATGGAAATCCATCCCTCCACCATTCTCAGTTTCATGACCACCCTCATTCCCTTCTGTAATCACAATCAGTCCGTGCGTAATCAGTTGGGGGATTCACAGTCCAAGCAGGCACTTAGTTTATATGCCACGAATTGGCAGAATCGGTTTGATAACACAGCGAATGTTATATGTTATGGGGAGGGTCATTTGACAGGCACCATCTATTCCAAGTATGTGGGGGAAGGACGCATGCCGTATGGACAAAATATTATGTTGGCGATTGCCCCGTCTGGCTATAATCAGGACGACGGCTTTGTCTTTAACGCAACCTCCTTTGAACGGGGTCTGTTCCGATCCATCAATTACAGGTCGTATCATGTTCGGGAAGAGGAAGATGAGATGACAAATGCGCGCACCTATATTGGAAATCCGGAACAGGTGCCTGATTGGATAGATTTACGTCCAGGGTTGAACTATGGCAAGTTGGATGAGCGTGGAATTATTCGGGAAGGAGAATACTGTGATGAGAACACCGTTCTGGTGGGAGCCTATTCTATCAATAATTTGGGGGTGGTGTCAGACGCATCCCTGACACCCCAGGTGTGGACGAAGGGCCGCGTGGAGAAGGTGGTGGTGACGGTGGACAATGGAAATCACAGAATGGTCAAGGTGCGCATTGTTCAGGATAGGAGTCCGGAAGTGGGCGATAAGTTCTCCAATCGCCATGGACAAAAGGGCACGGCGGGGGTTCTCATGAAGGCGGAGGATTTGCCGCGAACGAAGGATGGGATTACGCCCGATATGATTATGAACATGCACGCCATTCCGAGTCGTATGACGATTGGTCAGAACATTGAACAACTTTTCGGGAAGGCGGCGGCCTTAACGGGGGCCTTGGCCGATGGCACGGTTTTTATGAATGATGGGAGTCCTGAGGCGGCAATTGGTGCCATTTTAGAAC